GGAATTACCAAAATGTATGGGATATTTGAAAGCTTGAAAGAAATTGAAGATGATATAACAGATAGTATAGATAATTTATTAGATCTTAAACCTAAAACATATAAAGAATTAATTGATGCATTAAATAAATATGCTTTACAAGAAGCAGAAAGTTATGAAGAATATAAATTAAATCCAGAAATAAGTAAAATTATTATTAGTAATTTTATAAAAAACAAATTATGATACTCCCAATTATACTTCACCACGATACCAGTGCAGAATATACGAAACAAATTGAACATAATTTAAGTGATATAATTTTTTCTGTGTATAACTCTAGTGCAAATCAAACACATTTTACTCAAAGTTTTAATAAAGCTGTAGAAATATATTTGTACAATTGGGACTGTGAATATGTAATGATCTGCAATAATGACATAAACCTTACTGCAAGAGATGTAGAAATGTTAAAAGTAACACTTAATGGCAGGAAAGGTATATTCTCACCAGTGGTAAACTCACCACATTCTGGAGTTATGAATAGATATGGAAATGATCTAATTAGACAAGTGCCTTGGGTAGAGTTTGTATGCCCTATAATTCACCGAGATGTAATAAAAGCTATAGGATTATTAGATGAAGGTATGCCAAGAGGTTGGGGAGTAGAACTAGACTATTGCTACAGGGCAAAAAAGGCAGGTTTTAACACTTATCTAGTGCAAGACATAGCAATACATCACTATGAGCATAAATCACAGGCAGACCACGGAGAATATAGCCATTATGCAAATATAGAAATGAATGATAGACTGAGAGAAAAGTATGGAGACAACTGGCAGGAAGTATTAAATTATCCACAATGGTAGCAGTAATTATACCCACAATAGGAAGAGATACACTTGAAAGGGCGGTTCAAAGTGCAATTTGTAATAATTATAGATATGATTATTATGATGAAGAAATTTATATTCCAATTATTGAAAATAATGGTACAGCAGGACAAAATAGAAATAATGGAATAAATAAAGTTAAGGTATTAAGTCCTAAATGGGAGACTTTATGGATAACCTTTTTAGATGATGATGATTATTATAAGGAGGACTGGGGGTTAGAATTAGATGATGATTATGATATTGTAGTTTTAAGAATGAGGCAAGGTGAGGCAATTGTCCCAGATGAAACAGATGAGTTAAGGTTTGGCAATGTCGGGATAAACTTTGCACTCAATATGAATAGGATAAAATGGGAAGACCTCCCAAAGTTTGACAATGACGGGGAGGGTGAGGACTGGAGGTTTCTTGAGCAACTACTCCAGAAATACCCTAAAGTAAAAATAACTAAAGATATATATTATGTCGCAGAAAAAAGAAGCTACAATCAATAATCCATTTATAGACTGGCAAATTGCCTTTAATACCATTCCAGACAAAGATCAGATGACTGTGATTGAATTAGGGTGGGGTGAAGGTACAAAATATTTATTAGATAATTTTAAGCAAGTTATTTCAATAGAATTATCCAGATACACCTATCCATACACCCAGATAGAAAATCATACTTATATAGAATTACAACCAGAGAAAGATACCCTAACTAAAGATGATCTACTGATAGAGACCTTAGGAAAAGATAGACCAAAGTTCCAGTCGGAGATAAAAAACTTAATGACAGAAATTAAAAAACACAAAGCAGATTTTGTCTTTGTAGATTTTGGATTTCACTTTAGAAGTGAGGTAGTCCAAGAACTTATAGACTTAGGTAAGTATAAATATATAGCCTATCACGATAGCAACTACCCCTACTATGGCTATGATAATATTGATTGTAAAAACTATACAAAACAAGAAGATAAAATGGGGCAAGGAACTATAATTTTAAGTAAGTAAACTACTTCCCCGCCGATAAAAACCCCTCTCCCCCAGTAAAAAATAGCGGAGAAGTGGTAAAAATGCAAAATGGCATATATAAGCCAAAAAAAGCGATACACGATAGGGTAGGGGAGTGCTAAAACCCCCTTTTTGGTATACCCACTCGGTAGGGGAGAGAGTAGGGGAGAGGTCATTATTAGCTCAACCAATACTTCCCCACTATATAATCATTATTGACAAACTATATACTAATTGATATATTGATAATAATTAACAAATCACAATGAAATATAATAAAGAAAAGTTATTTCAACAAGCAAAGGAAGCTGTGTTAAAAAATAATTTAATTTTTATTGAAGAGATTGTAAGTTTCTTACCTTGCTCCAAACCAACTTTCTATGAATATTTTCCTCCAGACTCTAACGAACTTAACGAGTTAAAAGCCATTATTGAAGACAATACAATTAACATAAAATCAGGGTTGAGAAATAAATGGTATGAGTCAGATAATCCAACACTTCAGATAGCACTGTATAGATTGACTTCCAGAGATGATGAGCATAGGAAATTAAATCAGACATACACAGATATAACTAGCAAGAATGAAAAGATAGACAACAAATTTGAAATAGAAATACTTACTAACAAAGATGAGGCACAACAAGAAACCGATTAAGGTTATTAATGCTGAGACTAAAGAGGTTATATCTTTTGAGTCACAGTTTGATTTTGCTAGGAGGATAAAAGTAAACCGAGCCACTATTTCTAAATGGGATAAGCGTAAGCTACTCAAAGGAGTTTGGATATATAAAGAAGCGACTGACTCTACACTATCTATTCATAAGGACTTTTTACTTTCAAACGGTAAAGCGAAACAATGTAGCAAGTGTCAGATAATATTAAGTTTAGAAGTTCAGGTCTGCCCTATCTGTAATACAAGACAATGAAAATACAAGCTACAGTAGTATTCCAAAAGAACTGGGAGGCTAATAAAAGAATTATAGTCAATCAAGGAAGCTCTAGAAGTTCCAAGACTTATTCTATAGCTCAGAAATATATCCTTAAACTTCTAAAAGAAAAAGGTAAGATTTTATCTATTGTAAGAAAGACTTCACCAGCCTTAGATTTAACTGTAGCTAGAGACTTCTTTGAAATACTTATCAACTGGAACTTATACGATAGCAAAAACCATAACAAAACATTAAAGACATATAACCTTAATGGCAACTTGGTAGAGTTTCTTGGTATGGATAACCCACAAAAGAAAAGAGGAGCTAAAAGAGACTATTTGTGGCTTAATGAGGCTAATGAATTATCCTTAGAAGACTGGAGGCAGTTAGCTATGAGAACAACAGGGGAGATTACATTGGACTTCAACCCTTCAGACTCATTCCATTGGATTTATGATGATGTAATGACCAGAGATGACTGCCAAGTTATAAAATCTACTTATAAAGACAACCCATTCTTGCCACAAGAAGTGATAGATGAGATAGAAAGATATAAGGTATTAGATCCAAACTTCTGGAGAGTATTTGGATTAGGAGAAAGGGGAATATCAGAAGACTTAATCTATACTCATTGGCAAAGATGTGAGGGATTACCAGAAAGTTATGATAGAAGGTATTATGGAGCTGACTGGGGATTTAATAATCAGACTGCTATTGTAGAAGTAAGAGAAAAAGATAATGTGTTATATGTACAAGAGTTATTATATCAATCAGGATTAAACTCAGATGAGATTATAAGAAAGCTACAAGAGTTAAACATACCTAGAGATGCAGTTATAGTAGGAGATAGTGAAGACCCTGGTAAAATAAATGACATTTATATGGCGGGATACAACATTAAACCAGCTTATAAGAATAAAGGCTCAGTTATAAGAGGTATAAATGCAGTAAAAACTAAAGAAATATATATAACTAATACTTCAATCAATATGATTAAGGAATTACAATTCTATAGATGGCAAAAGAATAAAGATAACCAAACAATGGATATGCCAATTAAGGTAAAAGACCATATTATGGACGCTATGCGGTATTGTATAGACTATATGGAACTTGAAAAGGCAACAGATGGTAAGATATATAATAATAAACCATTTGGATTTTAATATATGAAGCAATATCCTCCACAAAAAGACATAGACAGATTAGCCAAATATGATACCTATGAGAAATTATTTCAAGGTAATCATAGAGTAGCATTCAGTAAAAGATTAGAGCAATATGCTAGTCAATTTGCAGGAGATATGTCTCTTGTAAGATATGTAGTACTTCCTTATCCTAGAATTATCAGCACTATCTCAGCCGACCTTTTATTTGAAGAACAAC